GTCGAAACACGTGAAAACCAACGTCGATATGAAACAGACAACGTCAGTACCGGGGGAGCTGGGCAGCTCCCTCACCGCCACTACAGAGCCAGGAAAAGTGATGACACACTTTTCCTTGGAATCTTCAGACCTTTTACAGGTGAAGTATTCCTTAAGCGCCGAAGTAGTGGAAAATACTCTCGAGATCTATCGAACTATCGAGGAATCCCTATTTGTTCATGGGATGCCTTATAATCTTTTGGATCAGACCGATTTTTGGACTCAAGAAGCAATTAACCGAAAGGTAGAACGTAATAAATATAAAACTATTCATCAATTCTTGTTGTTCCAGCAAAAGAACCCAGACTGCGCTTACGCATGGGTCAAATTCCTTAAATGGAAACTAGCTGCCTTCTTATGCATTAATGTAAATAACACACCGAAGCCAGTTCCTAACGATCTTAATTTTGGACACAGTTCCAAACGAGATATCTTCTTCCGCGCAGATGGCCTTTTAGGCGGAGTTTTTCATGATTCTCTGGAGAAATTCAGAGCCGACTGTAAAGCTCTCTTAACTGTAGTCATAAATGGGAAAGTCGTTCCAGCTACCCAAGCTTGGGGTGACTTTTTAGCAACCATTAATATACTTAAGAAGGGGATGCCTCGTGTGCCTAAACAAATGATTGAAGATGAGATGGCTGAAACCATCAAAGTTTTAACCACTCATTTCCCGGCTGCTCAGGAAGCAGTTGTTGATATTCCTTTGTTTACACTTGAACTTGCAAGGGCCCAAGAAATTTGGGACGCTTACCGCAAACAAATATTTTCTATTGATCCGCCAGTGCGATCTAGTTCCGGTCTGCCGTTTTATAAACGTAGAGACTATTCTAGAAGATCAATTGAAACGGAAGCCAAGGATGTCGTTCGGGAACTCTTTAAAGGTTCCAGGTTAACCAGAAAAGATTATTATACTCCATCTTTCCCTTCACCTTCTGCCAATTTCAACTCTTCACGAGGAGCAGGAGGTTCTGTTAATTCACTATTAACAGATGAAAGTCTAATTGCCTTTCAGAAACTTAATTCTGTTTGGAAAGAAAATCTCATCGATACAGGTGTGGAATCCTGTGTTTTTAAGAATAAATTAACGGAGCGTTTTGGTAACCTAGGCATTGAGGAACAATCCATCCTTGATGCAACAGCATGGAAAGATTCTTTTGAAGGTCGGACAAATGTGCTAGATGTCTCTCTCCTTGAGGCATATCTTATACCTTATCGGGATCATATCTTCGATTTAGCGTTTAATGAAGTTCCACAGGCAACACCTGTCGCACTATCCGAGCCTTTTAAAGCAAGAATAATAACAAAAGGTCAACCCATGACTCAATATGCATTAACTCCAATACAGAAAAAACTCCATAAAACTCTGAGGAGAATTCCGCAATTCCAATACATTGGACGTCCTATCGATGACGAGGAGATGATAACTTTCCTCTCTGGTAATCTTGGTCAAAACGAAAGTTGGTGCTCAGGCGATTACAAAGCCTCGACCAACTACCTTAGATCCTGGTTGTCAGAATGTATCATGAACGAAATCATCGACATATGGATGGAAAGTGAACTTAAATCCATCTTTTCAGGTGGTTCACAAGAATTCTCAATGCAGTTTTTTGACAAACTGCGTGCTCTCTGCCGACGCGCCCTTACAGGCCACATTATAAATGGAGTTCCACAACGAAATGGACAGCTTATGGGATCTATAATTTCTTTCCCAATACTTTGTATCGCGAATGCTACTCTTTGTCGGATGGCAATAAACTTTGACCGTGAACAAAAGGCTTTATACCCTCTTTCTGTGCTGAGGTGTCCTATGAGAATCAATGGAGATGATTGTCTTCTTCCTCTAAGTGAAAATGGATACAATTACTGGTATCTTATCACTAAGGAAGGAGGGCTTGAATCTTCAGTTGGAAAAACCTACTTCTCAGCACATTATGTCACATTGAATTCAACTCTTTATGTCTTCTGTCCCCACGAAGGAAAGTGGTTAAGGACCAAAGGTGTTAACTTTGGAATTCTAAAAGGACAAGCCAGGTCTTCGAATAAAAATAACGAGGTGGATTTGGAAAAACCAAGTCTAAAAATACAGACACCTTTATCTCAATTGGGAGTTCTTCTTAGGAAACTAAAAGAAGACTCTCCTGACTATTTATGGAAGTCCATCAAGAAACTATTCATAAAGAGACACTTTAGACAATTAAGTGACTCTGGAGTTTCTTGGTACCTTCCTGAATGGGCGGGGGGGCTCGGCTTCCCAATAGATGATGAAGAGGAAATTAGTCTTCAGGATCTACATGCTGCCTCGTTAATCCGTCAAAAGTGCATTAAAATGCCAACCTTGAGTAAACTTAAAGAATGGAAAATGCATGAACTTGCTACAAAAATACTACCAATTAAAGAGGTTCCCTATCTTAACTTTGAAGGGGACGACTTCCTATTAGAAGATCATTTTGAAAACGCCTATCCATGGCTGATCTTTAGTACTCTAGTTCTTAGTGAGTTGAAAGACTTACGCATCCTCTCGGATGATGGACAATTGGAATCTCAAGGACTTAAACTAATAAAAGCAAAAAGAAATAAGGTCAATAAAATGATGTTCAAAACAAATTACGAGCTTATCACTCTTCAAGAACTTTCTCATGAAACAAAAGATTTCTCGATACCTTTACTATTAAAGAGACTCGACTTCTCTTCACTCTCTGAAGATCTCAGGGTGACTACAGAGCCTAACTGTAGGATAAATTAAACTTTCTTATCAAAGTAGGTGGATAGGTCCCCCTCCTCTATGGAGCTAGGTTGACCGAATTTGTGAGCTTATCAATGCAGCGGAGAATCGTTCATAATATCTAATGGTAACTTCCT